TTTCTCTCCCCTACTTGGCTACCCTTTATCAATTGATTGACGCGAGCCTAAAGCTCCACGGCAATTTAATTCTTACCCTTGCGCCGAAGTCCACCGGAACAACTCCAGCCAATGCACTTCGACCCACCTCGGAGTTAGCTAACACAGCTTACCACAGCATACTCACAATATGAACTAGAATACATATCATTTATTCTATCTTGTGTTATAGCTTTCTCAATTCCTCTAGCAATTACATTAGCCATTTTCCATACCAATCCTAAACGAGTATTTTGCAGTATCAAATGTGTAAAACTATTACTAAAATGACTTGCATCAATATTAACTATTCCCTTAATGAATATATCCCCAATTTTAGGTAACTCTTTATTTACACCAATACCTGGTATAAGACTTCCCTTCCCAATAATAATATCACCTACACTTTTTTCTCTACCTAATGATGCATCAACAGCAATTATTAATGGATTTTTAATTTGTTTAATATTATTTAAACACTCTCTTAAATTCAAAGCATGAACAGGTTCATCTAAAGTTCCATAAACAGTTAGTTTATCTATTAATTTTTCTCTTATAAAAGTACCTACCAATGGCCCCAGACTATCTCCAGTAGAACGATCAGTACCTATACAGACTATTACAAGTTGACGTGTTTGATCTCGATCTAATTCCTGCCTTAAATCACAAATAGTTTGAGCTATTTTCTGTACTACCACAGGATCTTTGTATGAATATCTATATTCAATCATTTTAACTCACCCTAAAATAAACCGTTTATGAACCAAATTTAATATAGTCTACACATTCCTTTTTATAATCTTGAGGAATAGGGATTGTTGTAATTACACTCAAACCATCTTCTGTGACTTTTTCTTCTTCCTTAATATAAACAAAACATATAACTTTTCCTTCATGATTTTCTTCAAGGAAATTAACACAATCTTGACAAATATAACCTTTTGCCCTCTTATTTTCTTTCCATTGTTCTTTTTTGGCTCTTTGTATATTCTTCTTTTCAGAAGCTTTCTTAATATCCTCTTCAGCCGACTGTAAACAGTAATTAATAATCTCTCTAAACTCTCTAAGTCTTATTTTCTGATTTGCAGACATGTCTCGACCAATGTACTTATACCAGTAAATAGCTAAACCTGTAGGTTTATAAAGAAAGTTAGGCACTACTATTGGACAATCAGGTTTATGATCATGAGTTTCTCGCCATTTTTCATACTCTTCATCACGGCCACAATCACAATAGATAGCAATACCATATAAACCTTTAAAGCCATTTTCCTTAGCAAACTGCTTTAATAGTTTATTATATTCTCTTTCAGTTTTACCGTAGGGTAAAATACCTTTTTGTTCTAGCTCTACTATATATCTTTCATACTTAACATGGAAACAATCAGATTTATGTGGATGGGTTTCTTCCCATTCTATTTCTTCATCTTCAAAACCACAAGTGCAATCACCCCAATAATAAGGGTGCATCTCAAATACATCATTTACATATTCAGTTCCATAAACAGGATCATCATTAATACTATCAATTAAATTTTCAGCAAGTTCGTAAAGCATCTCTCCTACTTGTTTAGGTACTCCAAACTCTCCCCATCCATTACCAAACACCATGTGCCCTAATTCTGGTTCATATGCACTCATAGTATCAAAAATACCTCCATTTTAATAACTTTTATTTCTTTTTAGAGCAACCCAATCACCACAAGCAACAGTATATTTCCCTTCAATAACATGTAAATTATGTTTACTATAATCCCAAGTATTATAATCATGGTTAGACTGCAAATATGCAGCTTTTACAGCTTCTTTTGGTGTCATAGTATAAACACGCTTTTCTAATGTAGAAAGGTTAACTACTTCTATTATCAAACCATTCATCAATCTTTACACCTTCAGCCCACCTATGAGGATAAATTTCAGCATCAACTTCAATGGGAACATCAATTTTAATTGCGTTCCTCATTGTTTCCATTATTTCTTCTAAAGCTTCTCTAGTAATATTTTCAGGAGCATCAAAAATCAATTCATCATGCACCTGAAAACGTATATAAGTATCATACTTTTTCAGTACAGGTTGTAAGTCTACTATAGCCTTTTTCAGTAAATCAGCAGCACTCCCTTGAATCACAAAATTAACTGCCTGGCGTTCAGCAGAAGCTCTTTCAGAATAATCGCTACTCCTAATAGTCTTATGCAGACGCCGTTTACGGCCTAAAATTGTCTCTGCATACCCCCTCCTTCTAGTAGTTTCAATTGTGTTTTCTATGAACTGTTTTACCTTCGGAAAATTCCTAAAGTAATCTTCGATAATTTTTTGAGCTTCCTCATCACTACATCCTATCTGATCAGCCAATCCTTTAGCTGTAATTAAGTAGCTGATACCAAAGTTTACGTTTTTAGCTTTTTTTCGTTCCTTACTACCCCCATTTTGCTCATCATCTAAAATCTTTTCTATCGGCAGACCAAACACCTTACTTGCTGTTATCGCATGAATATCAATTCCTTCTCGATAAGCCCTCATCATATTCTCATCTTGACTGAAATGAGCTAACAATCTAAGCTCAATTTGACTGTAATCAATTGAAATAAATATCCTTCCAGAATCAGCAACAAATAACTGCCTTACTCTACGTGATCTTTCATCCTTTGCTGGCAATTGTTGCGTATTAGGATTATTACAACTAAACCTGCCAGTATGTGCTCCATAAGTGTTATGCCAAGGATGTATTCTGCCATCTTTTTTAAGTTCATTAGGTAACTTCTGAGTAAATGCCTGACGCAACTTTGCTATAGCCCTATACTCTAGAATTTTAGGTATAACATCATGTTTGTTACTTAATTTCTTTAGCACTTTTACACCCGTTGATCTTTTTCCACTAATATCAATAAGCTTTAACTCATCATACAAAACTCTTGATAATTGAGCTGGAGAATTAATGTTTACATCACCTATCATTACTTTAATCTCTGCTTCAATTTTACTTTGCTCTTGACCTAACTCTTTATCTAACTTAGCACATTCCTCAACATCAAAAGCACTGCCAGTTAAATCTGCCTTTATCATCTCACACATAACAGGCATTTCTATTTCATAAAATAATCTAGCTAATTTTGGCCGTAATGCTAAATGCTCACGTTGAAATTCAGCTAATCTAATAGTCATTTCAGCATCTTTAGCCGCATACACAAGGGCAACATCAATTGGAATTTCCCTAAAAGGTATCGGGCCAAATAAATCTTCGTAATCAGTTGTTTCCATCTTTAAATAACGAGAACATAAGCTTTTCAACCCATGATCATCATTTTCATTAAGAACTTTTGCAGCTAACAAACTGTCATAAGAAATTAAATCTATTACATCCAAACCATTAAGGTACAAGAATTTAGTATCAAAAGGTGAATTATGCATTATTAAACAACGGTTAATATCTTTTAAGGCATCTACAACTGTTTTTAATGATAACTGCAAGCCACTAGAGTGACCTACAGGAATATAGAAATATTTGTTAGCTTTTGGCAGGCCAAGGGAGATGCCAACAATCACCCCCTTCCACGGATCTAAGGCATCTTCCTTGGCTCCACCAGGTTGAGGAGATGTTTCTATATCTAAAGAAATTTCTTCTTCCTGCAAGCATAACTCACATAGTCTTTTCAAAAGACGTTCCGTATTTACCAAAAAGTAGTTGTCTGGCTTATTCCTAAGTAAGTACTCTATTTTTTCTTGTCTTTCCTTTTCATTTAATTGCCTTGCTAAATCCAAAAACTCTTTTTGAGTAAGTTTCTTCTTTTCATTCTCCCTAACAAGGATACCAGCTTCTAATGCTTTTTTAACTCTCTCTAATTGTTCTCTCCTTTCCTGCGCCCATTTGTATTGAAATATTTCAGCCCACATTTTACAGCCCCCGTTCTTAGAACGGCAGATCTTCATCTCCCATAGGCTTTATATTTTCATCTTCAGTTTGAGTCTGACCTTTGTTAAGCATTTCCAATATCTGTTCTTTTGTCTTTGGTCTCAAAGCTTGGAGTAAAAATTCTTCTGTAACTTGCTTCCTCAATTCAGGTACTTTAGCAATTTTAGCCCTATCTTCTTTACTCAATTTAGATGGAAAAATAGGAGTTAATGAGTAAACAGTATCCAATTGTTTACCTGTACGACTGTACTTAAAAGCCAACCCAGGTTCATCAGCATATTCATCTAATATCTGGCAAATATTAGATAACTGCCTAGCCGAAGCATCAATTATGCGGATTTCATCAGCATCCAAGTCATAAACTGGTACAAGAATTTTAGTAGTCCGTTTAATGTCTGCGGCACATGAAGGACAGTCATTGATTAAGCATGGATGAGAGAATATCTTCTTTTTAAAATCAGAATGACTGTAATACTGCTGAAAAAGATCTTCCTCGTTCGGAAAGAAAACAATTCGGACATGCTGACCATCATCTAGTCGAATAAAAACATTTGATGATATTTCTGGCTTATTAATATTTTCTTTAACTTGTTTACCACTGGCTACAAAGACGTTGTTCACTATTTATTCCTCCTTAATCTTTAATTGCCTTTCTACTAATAGATTAGGATGGGCATTACACTTGTAACGCCCATCCAAAAATTAATTATTGATTTTTAGATTTAAGCAGCATATAATTCTTTTAAGAGGTGGTTTCTAATTTGTTTTACGTGACGGGCTATCTTCATAGGGTAAGTACCTAGCATTTCAGCTATTTGCCGATAGCTGAAACCCTGCCCTAGAAGATAGCATATTTTTTTCTGCTCCTCTGGCAGCTTTTCAAGAGCCATTCGAATATACACTCCTTCTTCTATGCTATCATAGCTCACCTCCCCATCTTCATTTTCCAGAACTTCATCCAAATAAACTACTGGCTTTTTTTCCTTCCTAAAGAAATCTCTAGCAGCATAGACATAACACCTTTTAAGATAGAAATATATTCCAGTACTCCCGTCATATTTTGTTAATGCATCCAAAGTAGTTTCTAAGAAAATACTGTAGAGATCGTCTGCATATCTACTTCCATATCCGTCTGCCACTTTCCTAGCAAATTTTATAGCATCTTCATAGGAAATAGTATGTGACGTATGGCATCTCCTCACCCATGTTAAGCTATATTCAGTTGTTATTCAGTTGTGATTAGCCGATTTTTACCATAACATAGAAACAATCCTCCTTCTTAAGAAAATTTTTCCATAAAAATGTCAACACCCTGTTGACAAAGATAAATAGAATAGATATAATAAAAGTGACAATAAAATACCACGCAATACTACGCCATCAAAATAGGAGGGCGGCGTATTGCACAAACCGCATTCTTAACATGGCAGCGGTAGTGGGGATACCGTTGCCTTTTAATCTTATTTTACTATTGAATTACTCCATAGTCAAGAGGGTATGATTAAGATCAATGAAGAAATTAACACCAAAAGAATTAGGAAATATATTAAAAAAGCTTAGGTTGTCTAAACAGTTAAGCCAAACAGATTTGGCACGAATACTCAAAGTATCACCTACTACCATATCTTCAATTGAAATAGGCCGTAGTTATCCTTCTTTATCTATGCTTTTTGATTTAGCTTCTGTTTTAGGTTATCCTTCTTCTGTCTTGTTAGGAGAAAAATCATTAAATGAGGTTACGTCAACACAAACTGAAATAAGTTTACGGCTTATTAGTAGGATTAAAACTTTATTAGATTTAGTTCCAGAAGAAACCTTAATTAAATATCTCGACGCCTTAATTGATTTGTGCAAGGAAACAAAGGAACAGGTTTCAAAGTCAAATTCCTGATTACGTCTTTAGGCATTTCGTTTGGATCTTTTACTGCTAAAGTATATTCTACAAACTTCTGGACTCTCCTCCTACTTAAAAGTGATATTATCCTGTTTTTAGCTTTTTCTCCTGCACTATCATTATCTGTAAATATAACGACTTCTTTAACTCCTGTACTAAGCAACAGCTTTGCCTGTTCTTTAGTCATCCAGCTACCGCTTAAAGCTACAGCCGGTAAGCCGTTTTCCCAGCAATAAAGTGCATCTACTTCACCTTCAACAATATAAACCCTTTTTAAGCCTTTTACTGCATGTATTAAATACAGCAACTTTGATTTATCTTCTCCACCAGGATAATACCAAAACTGTTTACTGTCAACTTTCCGATATTTAATCGTCCGCAAATTTCCTTGTAAATCAAAAAAGGGAAACGTAACTGCTCTATTAGTTATATCATAGCCTACAGCAAATTTTTTAAGAGTTTCTTTACTTATACCGCGTTTAATCAGGTACGGATGATAGTATGCATATTCTTTAAGTATCGTTTTAGAGAGTATTATATCCTCCTTTCTCTTATCTAAGTTTATAACAAGAGATGATTGTTTGAAAAGTGTTTTTGCAGATTTTGTAATCTCTTTTACTGCATCCGCTACACTGATGCCTTTACAAAAAGATATTAGGTCTGCCAGATTTCCCGAAGCTCCACATGCAAAACAGTTGTAAACTCCTGTTTCTTTATTCACTCCAAATGATGGCCTGTTTTCCTGATGAAAAGGACAACAAGCCATTATCCAGCCACTAGACAGTTCTTTTACTTTCTTTAAACCCAACTCATACTCTAGATATTCTTTTGTTACCATATCTATCCTACACCTTTATTATAGCGAACATATTTTTGGTAGTCAAGCGTTTTCAAAATAATTCTTCTCCAGTATGTTCCCGAATAATACCGTAATCAAAGTCAACTACAAGCTCAATATCACCTGAATTTCCGTCACGATTCTTTAGCACACTCAATTTTCCAAGATTATAATTCCGTTTAGCAGCAAAGGAAAATACAAGACCAGCATCTTCAATTAATGCTTTAGTAGTTTTAGTTTGTTCCAATGTTGGTGCCTGCACTTCAATATCTTTACCTTTTTTCTGTACTGTAGCCTGAGATACTACAATTCCAATCACTTGCATCCGATTAAACAGTTTTCGCAGTTCCCGTGAAGTTCTCTCTGCTGCTCCCCCTGTTTTATTATCAATGTTTCGTAAAAATCCCATATAATAAAACGGATCAATAAGAACTATATCTGCATTATTTTCTTCTATATCAGCTTCTAATCGATCCAGAGTTAATTCCTTAACATCATCCATTGTTTTAATTACATATTTTCCAGCACGAGGAAAATAATCATTAAAATGCTCTAGATAATTTTTATACGCAAATAACTCATCTGGAGGTAAATTACCAAACATTAATCCTCTACACGAAAATCTCGTATTCAAACCGTTTTTCTCATTTAAAATTGCACCTAACATACAATCTAAACGAGGTTGAATTTGATCATTAGTCATCTCTAAACAGTAGTCTAGAACATTAGCTCCGTTTATCCATGCAGGTATCGGTAATATCCTTCTACTTATCCAACTTTTGCCCTGACCAGTTTCAGCAATAACAGTAATATAAGTTCCTGAAATAAAACCTCCAACTAGATCATTAAGATTCTGCAAATCTGTATGCCAAATCTTTCTAGAAGTATTATTAGCTCGTTGATAATAAGCCTGTAAACGTAATTCTGCATTTGTTTTAAAATCTACACCTTTAGAATTAATATCATATCGATCTACAAGTTTATCAAGCTTATACTGCAACCACTTAATAAATTCAATACCATGCATTTCATCATAGAATTTAGGAGCTTCTTTCTGCAATAATTCTGCTACTTCCACTTTAGCAACTTGGCTTTTCAAAGTTCGAATAAGATAATCAATACTCTCAGTAACATTAACATAGCTAAAATTATCTTTAGACTGGCTGATAACTGTCTCTAATGAAGGAGTATATCCTTCGTTTTTTACAAAGTCTCGAATAAAACAGTAAGTATCTTTATAGTCTATAAAGAAAGATTCATCAATACCATTATTAGGAAGTATATAGAAATCTTTATTTTGAATAACCCAGTTTAAAATTTGTAATTCTAACATTTTTATTCCTCCCGATAGAAGGGTATTTTTGTAGCTTGATTTAGTCTTGAAGATATTCTCCTGCCTAATAAATCTTCAAGCATCTTTACTGACACATTAGAGGTATAAATAGTAGCCAGGTTATTAGAATAACGATAATTAATTATTTCAAATAACTGTTCCTGTGCCCATTCAGTAGAACGTTCAGATCCAATATCATCCATGACAAGTAGAGGAATATTCTTAATATCAGTTAGTAACCATTCATAGTCATCACTATTAAAAGAATCTCTTATTTGATTTAATAACTCCGGTACTACTACAAATAAACCTTGAGGTTCTTGCTTTACAGTCAGTGCTTTTTGAATTAAATACTCCATAAGTATTGCACAGGCTGTAGCTGTCTTTCCTGTTGTATTATCGCCGTAGAGATATAAAGAGTATCCACTCTCTACATTCTTAACTATGTTTAAACAATACTTTTCCAAAATCTGTTTAGCTCTTTCTCCTATTTCAATGTTGTAATATCTAAACTTCCTGTATAACTTTGGTATTTTTGCTGAATCTAGCTGAAAGGTAACAGTCAAATAACCATAACAAAGTTCATTACAAACAGGGGAATTTAATTTTTTACATCGATCACTGGCAGGACAAATCAAAAGCTATCCCTCCTTAATGCCCTTCTACTAAGAAATTAGGATAAGGATAGCCTTTGTAACAGAAAATTTTCAGGAAAAATTTTGGGAAAAAATTTTAGGAAGGTGTTACAAACAGGCAGGTAATCCTAAGCGATACTTATAGTAGATCATTATACTGTAGAACTGTAGATCAGATAATAACCAATAACTAATAACTATATTTATGTATTTAAACTGTAAAATAAAATAACAGTAGAACAGTAAACATCAAAATATTAAAATACTAAAACAAAAATTTAATAACATCTAAACTTAATCTAAACTAAAATATAAAATCTAAAAATAAAAAAAAAATAATCTGTTCTACTGATAAACAGTAGAACAGTTAAATACTATAACTCTTAATTAAATATAACTATCTACATCTGATTAGATGTGTCACTATTCTTAGCTCTAGCAACGTCTACTACTGTTTCACCAAAAATATAACCAAGTATTAATGTTACAATTTTCCAATATGCATCTTCTGGAATACCTAAATTAAAACCTTCATTTGCTATCAACAATGCAGCACCGGCAACTGCCATCCAGAATTTACGTGACGTAAGTTTTTGTTTAAGCATTTTTTAACGCCTCCATTAGTCGTTGTGCAACTGCTACTACAAACCACTTAGGCGCTGGATCATCAGCTTTATGTTCCGGCGATAAATTAAGAGTCTCTTTTTTCTGCCCCCACTTCATAATCTCTTCTTTCCATTGTTCGGTCACTTTGTTCGCCTCCTCCTCGTATATACCTAAATGTTTCTTTATTCCTGTTGCTATTGCTTTAGCGCATACATCTTGAAAATCAGGATTAGCTAAATATTGTTCTTCAGTAGGATTACTAATAAATCCTAGTTCAATTAAAATAGCAGGCATAAAAGTTCTACGAAGAACATAATAACTGGCATATTTTACTCCTCGATCAACAAGACCTGTAGCAGCAATTAGTTCATTTTGTATTACCTTAGCTAATTTTTCTCCTATACCGCCTGGCTGAAGTGCATAAGTTTCTATTCCATAAGCAGAAGAACTGCCTGCACTATTACAGTGTATTGATATAAACAAATCCGCTCTTAGTTGATTAGCTATATTACATCTTGCTTGTAAATCATCAATATCGTTAATTCCGAAATGTTTATCAGTCCAACGGGTTAAATGCACATCAGCTATTTGGTATAAATGATTTGCTAATTTTTTACTAACTGCTAACGTAATATCTTTTTCTTTTATTCCCCCCGGCCCTATAGCACCTGGATCACGCCCACCTTGCTAATGGCCGGGGTCTACTACTATTACCCTCGGCATTGGCATCACCCCCTGTTAGATTGGTTTATCCGGATCTAAAGGATTAGAAATTATATTCGGATTGTTGTAATTTTGCCGTCTATTAAAATAAGACGAAGTGACTTCTGTACCAAAATAGCCAATGAGAATTATGCTGATTAAAGGTATTAATGTTTTAACTAACTCTAAAGCATCTTTACTTGTTAAGGCTCGATAGCTGAAAAACAAAAACCATCCACTAAAAGCTATTGCCAATAAATCTTTAAAACTAAACTGATCTAAGCGATTAAAAAAGTCTTTCACAAATTCACCTCCCCATTTGCAACACTAACAAGATAAGTGAAGTACATACTCCTCCCAATAAAGTTAAAAGTAGCTTATTTATGTTATCTACTTTCGTCTCTAACCGTTGTAGACTGCCATTTTGTTTTTCCTGCCACTTTTCTAAATTTGAGATACGTTCTTCATGCCTACCTAACATTTCTACAATCTGCTCCATTTCCAATTTGATACCCCCTCTCTAATACTTAACAATGTAAGTATTAAAGCCAGCATCTTTTAATTTTTGAGAAGTAATTTTTGCACCCTGTTTATAATAATAAGCTCCTGTTTGTACTCGATACAACGGCCACCGTTTAAAATCAAATGTTAAATCCAGTAAACCTTTTCCGATAAAACGTGGATCTGCTCCTGTTTGGCGAATATGCTTAAACAGAATTTCTTCTCCTTCATCTACCGTGGGGTATCTGCCTTCACGTTGTTTAAAAGCGGCAGCTATTAAAGCATAAGCTGCCGTAACATGGGGCGTTGCCATACTAGTGCCGCTTAGTAATTTATACCCACCACCAGGCCAAGCACTATAAATTTCAGTACCGGGAGCACCTATATCAATTCCATCATAACTGCTTGAATATCCTGCCGGTTGACCATCTTTATTAGTAGCACCCGTCGTTATAACTTCATACAAAAAGCCAGGCCAGCTAAAAATTTCTTCAGTTTCAGGCTTTCCGTCACCAGCATTTCCAGCTGCAACTATGACAGCAACACCACTGTGTATAAGTCGTCTGATTAAATAATGGTGTATAGGATTATACGGCCCTCCCCAACTGCAATTTACTGCTACTACCCGATCTTGTTCTGGAACTTTTTCATTATAGTCTAAAATATATTTAAAAGCATCTTCAATGCTAAAAGCTCCCATACCATTACCCAATGCTTTTAACGCCATTAAGCGACATTCTGGAGCCACACCGACAGTCTTTCCAGCTATAATACCTGCAACATGAGTTCCATGGCCGTCACTATCTAATGAAGCATCTGAAGTAAAATTCTGATAACTTATAACACGTCCAGCAAATTCAGGATGATTTACATCTAATCCTGTATCAATTATCGCTACTACTGCACCATCTCCTTTTGTACGCTGCCAAAATGAAGGAGCATTTACCTGTTGAACATTCCAGGGTATACCTGATTGAGGAGTTACTTCTTGAATTTCATACGGAAATAGATAAGTATTAGCCATTTTTATCCTCCTTACCAATAATTTCCTTGACAAATTCAGGATGAGATATAGAATAAAATTAAGGTTATTGTGTTACAATTAGGATAGTCATCCTAATTTCTATATAGGAGGGCATGAGCGGTGAAAAAATTTTTTACATGTCTATTAGTAGGTATAATTCTTTCATTTACTGTTGTCGCATTTGCAGATCAGCCGATTAAACTTATTGTCAATGGTAAAGAAGTGCCTTGTGATCCACCACCGCTAATAATAAACGGTAGAACATTCGTACCAATAAGATTTGTATCAGAAGCTTTAGGTGCAAAGGTAAATTGGAATGAGAAGCAGCAAGTAGTAATTATTAACAGTTCTAATTCTGTTTCCTTAATAACCAATGATGAAGTAATAAGTTTAAAAGAGTTAAAAACAAAAGGCATTATTATCGAAATGACTGCTTCATCTGAAGGAACATATATTAAAACAAATAACCATTTAGAGTTTAATATTTCAGTAGATCAATTGTTTGAATCACGCAATAAAGCTATAATTACTGAAGTAAAGAATTCAAATGGGCAAACTGTAGGATATATTAGATTAATTACCAATCCAAATACTGGTATTACTGGAGTTTATAAGTCTGATTTAAAAGCATTAAACATCATTTAAACAGTAAGTAAGGTTTGAATAAATAAGGAAGCATCCACCCTTCCTAAAGTACTACTACCAATTTCAATAGTATTCCATTGGCCTATACTTAAATATTGTTTTATATCAAGACTATTTTGATCTACTGTAAAAGGGCCACCTAATATTGAAGTTCTATCTACACCGTTAATTTTTATGGTAATGTTAGACGCTCGAGTTGAGGTATAAATGCCAAAAACAAGGCCATGCGAATGATTAGGTATATCGACTGTATGAGAATGTGAAGGTATATTAACAGTATGATTATGACTTGGTATAGTTACATTATGATTATGATCTGTGTCAATAGCGTGTGTATGGTATCCTGATTGTGCAAACCAAACTGTGCCTCCATCAGCTGTCATTAAAGCTGTACCATCGGGAATACCATGATTATGACCACCCTCAGTTGTCATGGGTTCTGGTACATAGGTTGTACCATAATTCCATATAGATCCTGCACTACTTTGAACTGTTGAAGGTTGAGTAGAACTGGTAACAACTTCTCCTAAATAACTACTAGATGTTTTTGATGTTCTTCCCCCACTCGCTGCCCCTGTCTCATAAGCTCTAAATGCCTGTAGTTTAAATCGCAATAAAGCCCTTTTAATTTCGCGTGTTTCTGCTGGCAAATAAATGTTTAAAACTAAAGGATTATTGGCGTCTACATTATCTGCCCTTCCTTCCTGCCATGTTTGCAGGATGCCTCGATCGTCTAATAAAACAGTTCGGCCATCTTGAGCTACTGCTTTTAGTCCAAAATGCTCTTGTGTACCTTCAATCCAGCGGCCAGCTATCAGTCGTTCTGCTAAATTTCTGTCATATACATGCAAACCGTCTGCTGCTAATTTGGTAAGGCCATCATCAGTAGCCAAGGCGTATAACTCATTTACAATAACTTTATTTGCCAACACACCGGCCCCTGTCATGGCTGTTTCATAAGTTTGACCACCGTCAATACTTACTCCAATACCGCCAGGCGTAATTCTTACTCTACGGCCTGTTTCATTTCCGTTTGCATTTATTTCTATAGCTTCTAAAGTAGAATCATTCCATACCAATTTACCGTTGGCACTATTAATTTGGGTAGCGAATGTATTAATAAATCCTTTAAGCAGATTAGAAGTAGCAGGATTAGGTCTTAATGCTTCCCGAACAAATCTTGCCGCATCAAAAGATTCTGCAAGTTGTACTGCTAATCGTTCTTCTGGCTCTCCCAATTCTAACTCGCAACGCCAAGGTTGGAAAACATTATATTTATGACGTATAATTCTAGTTCTAACATTAATACCTAACTGTTCATCTATTACATCTACAAGATCACCTAAAATAAAATCTTCATGACTATATTCAGGTAGTGTTCTTAGATCAACTATTTGAACTCGATAAGTATAACGTGGTTTACAGAGTTTAGAAAGAACTTCACTTGCCTTATCTTTTAATTCTTGTGGATCAGATATATCCTGATTTTGATAAATACCAACATAAATATTGGAAGTATAACTAAAATCTTCTAAATACTTAACTCCATTATTCACACTTGAAATATCTAAGTCATCTTGACCAAACGGATATAACCTTGTGATAATATCATAATTAGCAGTTCTAGTAATACTTTTAAGATTTTTTGCATATCTTATCTGAAAACCACTATAATTTTGCCAAGTAGCTTCAGCTCGTAAGGAAACAGTTTTATTAATACTATCCCAAACTAAATATCCACCCCATATTTCTTGTACTTTCTTTATATTAGCCAAAAGGCTTTCTTTTTCTGTTTCTAAATCGTGTGTGCCTGTAACATCTACTGTTCCTACTGACCAACCAGAATTTTGCAGTAAATAAGTTAGAGCGCTTCCTGCGCTACCTTGTGGATACCCTCCAGTAGATGGGCCGCCTGAAATAATGCTTACCTGTAAATCAGCAGGGGTAGGATTCTGTGGATCATTTGAAACAGTAGGATACTGCTTATCAAGTAAAATCCAGCTTTCGTGTGCTGTAACCTTTCCCCATGTTTTACCTTGATTATCACGTTCAATATCTATTACATCTGGAAGTAAAACAACAAATTCTCTACCTCCAGCAATAATACGACATTCAGGTGTAAGAGCACTCCATTTATCTGAATTTAAAGGTAATTGGAAACTTAAAGTACATTCTCCATTTAATCGTTGATCAATCCAGACTTCTTTTAATCCATCAGCATCAGGAGATAAATAAGCTACTGTTTGACCAGTAGCATTACGGATTTCAATATATTCTGGTATAATCAATGGCATAATACCACCTTCTTTAAATCCAACGATCTCGCCAAGTAAATATTGTAGTACCACTACTGGCAGCTACAACTTCTGTGTTGCCTGGAGGAAGTTTAGGAAAACTTCCGCTGTAGTTAGCTAATGCATTTACACCATTAAAAGTAACAGTCATTGTTTCAGTATTAATAATAAGAGTATCAGTACTGCTTAATGTGCCGGTATAAGTTAGTGTATTATTGCCTATTTTTACTGATGGATTAGTAACCGGCCCTTTAATTGTAATGACAACTGGTGTTTCAAATGTACCTTCATTAGTTAAAATACCACTACCTGTATGGTTTTTTTCATAAGTAGCCATAATAAAAGGATCGCTGCATTTAAATGGAATAGTAAACTCCAACCGTGTTGGATATTGTTTTAAATCAATTCTTCCTGCATATTTTACGTTATATGTTTTGGTATCATCATTTGCAAATATAAGCGTTTTAACTCCTTTGGTCGGATCAAGATATTTAGCAATATCTCTTTTAATCTGTTCTCGTAAACTTATATTAAGGTCATCTACACTAATCACATGCAATTCTAATATTCGTGGTTGAAATTCACTACCAAAATCTATTTCACCATGACGACCAGGAATTTCTTCAGTAAACTCTCGAATACCAGGCAACAAATCTTCTCTACTATCACGCAAAACTTGAACATTGAGAGGTTGTAAAATATTATCTGATGTTATTATAAAAGAAGCTGCTATAGCTTTTCCTGATAAGTTTCCTATACCATTCATTTGTAATGTAGCAAACAATATTTTTAAAGCATTTACTGTTAAATTCCCTATTCCTTCTAGTAAAGAATTTCCATATAAAATTTTAAGTGGTATAATTTGTATATTGCTTATGCCAGCAAAATTAGCTGAACTGAACTGTCTTCTAACTACATAAATTTCAATGTTACTTTGACCAGTTAATGAAGCCTGAGCTTGAAGAATTAAATTAGCCAAAACGTTCATATTGCCAGTTCCGTTAAGAAGAACAGACCCAAAATATAAACTTGTATCATTAAACAGTAAGGCATTATAAGCTTTACTATTGAACATATCTACCGAAACTCCTTTAATAAAATTAAAGCCATCTTTTAAGACGACTATTTAATTTACATTACAAAATGACGTTTATATTGTTCTCTTTTCCTTTCGTCACTTACTTGAGCATAAATTTGTGTAGTAGCAGGATTAGCATGGCCCAAGAGAGCTTGAATAGTTGCAAGATCAGCACCATTATTTAAAGTTAAAGTTGCAAAAGTATGTCTCATAGTATGCGGATGAACATTTTTCTTTATTCCTGCCCTTTGAGCAATTAATTTTATCTCTCTTTGAATTGCTCTTCTTGACAATCTACGATAAGGCTTTCTTTCTGTTACAAATAATGCAGAACAAGCATCGTTACGATTTGCCAAATATTTACGCAGATGAAATAAAGCCCGAAAACTAAAGAATACTTCTCGTTCTTTTGCTCCTTTTCCAATTACTCTAGCAGATTGAGTTTGCCAATTTATATCTTGACGATTTAACTGATGTATTTCAGAAAGTCTACATCCTGTAGCATAAAATATTTCTATAAGCGCTCTTTCTCTAGGTGTTTGACAGGCTTCTCTTAACATTTCTAGCTCTTCAACCGTTAAAGCTTTAGGAAGAGATTTTTCTGTTTTTGGAGGCTTAATTTTTCGGGTAGGATCACGTTGAATTATTTCTTCTGAAGTTAGCCAGCCAAAAAAGCTTTTAAGAACAGATAACCTTCTAGTCAGAGAACTTAACTTTAAATGAGGAAACTGTCCTAAATAAGCTCTAATATCCGCTGTTGTTATTTGTTCTATAGGTTTTTGTATATGTTTAGCAAAAAGTCTCAGTTCAATTTTGTACCCATCTAAAGTAACTTTACTTAAACCCTCTAGTTGTTTAGAAGCTAAAAATAGTGCTATTTTATCTTCTAGATCAGATTGAAATTGTGGAGCTGATCCTATAGGTTTTATTTCATATAATGAAAGCACATTACTAAAACGTGTTCTTAACTCCAAAACATTAATTTCACGGCATACTTGTGTTATTTCGTTAATAAGTTGAGTTAACAGTAATTCGTTTGCAACAACATTTAAAGTATTAGATAGCATGGTATGATCAACCCTCCATTTACCATTTCATAGGTGATCATACCATACTATCCGTATGCAGTCAATATATTATATTGTTATTGCGTAGTTAAGTCCTAAGACGCCGCAACAGCGGCTAATATCTCCTGCTTCTCCTCCGTTGTCAACGCCGGATATTCTGCCAAAATGTCCTCCGCTGTTCTACCCTCTTCAGCCATGCGCCTAGTAATCACTTGCACAAAAATATTCTTCTTCCATGGAGGCATCACACAGCACCTCCCAACAATGCAGCAATAGCCGCCTCAAGGTCGGCTATGCGCTGTTCCTTTTCGGCTTCGGGGTCAAGATCAAATTCTGCTCCATCGAGAAGCTGGTACGGTGTAAAGTCGTTGATGCCTCGAAAGGCAAAAACTTCTTTATTACCGTTATATCCAACAATACTATTCCCAGAGAGGATAATTTTCTCAGCTTCAAAGATTTCTTCTGAAACCTTAAGTCGCTTCATTAGAGTATCTGCCCTCCTGATGCGATATTTTCATTTGCAGTAGTGCCTGTAGGCTGTGTACCATTTTTACCTATCTTACCTCCAAAGATAGCCTGAAGACCATATTGAGTCGCGTTGCCACTATTATTAAGGGATAGAACAACTGAAATGCGTGATGAAATTGATATTGATACAATGCCCGTCCCAAAGTTGCAGGTATCTACAACGCCTAAACTCTTCTCAAACATTATGCCCTTCAATCCACTTGCTTTTGGCTCACTATTGATTATTTTGACACCATTACTACCATAGACGTAAATTGTTCCTGTACTCTTAACATATTGCAACCATATAGGCTCACCAACGTAGCCTCCTATAATCCCAGCAAAATATGCTCCGTTAATCTGATGATTGCCAGGTGTGGTAGAACTACCTCGTATGACTAACCTAGAATCCGAAGCAACAACCAAACCTTCTACTTTCACTACTTCGGGTAAATTACCAAGGATTATAATCGTATAGTTGTGTAGCAAAAACCTGGGAATAACCGTTATTACTTTTGACCACGTTTTAAAAGCTGTACTACTGGTCAACCCATCATTACTATCATTGCCATTGACAGCATCGATGTAATAAGTCATGCTCTGTGTACTAACAAAAGGTCGGTTGCCGAGGCCATGCACATTATCTTGCGCTTTTTCGGCCAAATGCGCAGCAAGGCCATCCCTGCTAGCCGCCGCTAAATCCCAAGTTGTTCCATTATCTCTATAAATTTCTCCTGTATCAGTAGCAAAGAAAAGCCTACCAACTACTCCAGCAGTTGGACGGTTAGCTAACACATCTGCTAGAAGTTCTGGTACTCCAGCAGTATTTTTTACTGCTCCTATATCCGCTGGTGTTAAAGCATCTGCTCCACCTATAGCATGAGTAGTTTTATGAGCAATGGGATTAAAAGCAGTAGGCTTATCTGGTATATCTATCCATGCTGGCAACTGATCAGTTCTAGAAGTTTTTGCAATATAATACCCTGTTCCAATACCGTGAGTTTGATTTAAAATAGCATGAGTATCAACTTTTGCTTGTGCTTCATTAGCATCTATTAATTCAGCCAATGTTCCAGCAGTAAACCTATTTTCAACGTAAGCTCCACTGTTATGTGAACTAGGTACAGTATTTTCTACACCGCGAATTACACTTGAAAATGTATTAGTAGCATTATCTTTAGCTCCAACTTCCATAATTTCATCGTCTATTGTTATTCTAAAAGGAGGATCGGGAAAAATTGAAGCACTCGCTACAGTAAAAGAATTTGTAGTAGCATCTATAGCTTGCGTAAGAGTAGTTCTAGCATTATTAGCTGCCTTTAAGCGACTCATTTATATACCCCCTTAATCAAGGGATACAGTTATATTACCAGTCTTAATGATTAGTTGGTCACCAGCCAAAATCGTTTTATTAACTGTCAATGGGCCATAATAAAGCAAGTTACCTCCGGTTTCAGCATCTCTAATACCAAAATGAGTAATTGTTCCCCAATCTGCTGTAGCAACTGGAAAAACAACATCAGCAGAATTGGAAGCAACACCATTGTTCGGCGCTCCAAAAGTAATAGGCTGTCTTACATAACCGCCTCCTGATACTTCAGTTCCAACGTCAGTATCAGTAGGATCAGATGTATATAAAGCAGCATAAACAGTAGTAGGTGAAGTATACGGTAGATTTCTAAATATTGCATTTATTAATGCGTTTTCAAGGTAATTAGATATAGCACCCAATTTAAACCCCTCCTGTTTCAAAATAAGAAAGGCAGGTAGATTTTACTGTCTCTACCTGCCTAACTTAATAACTTTACTGCTCTTGCTAAATCTCTACTTAAAATTTCTACATCTGTTTTATCTTCAGGAATGAACTGCTCTATATTAACAAGTTTATCAAAGTTAGCTACTGGCCGTTTAAATATTGCAGCTATAATACGGTCTGCAATACGATTTAAACCGTCAATACCAACAATTGCAGCAGTAGAATTTCTATTAAGATTTAAACTGGCAACAGTAGCTCGTGGGATAACATATTCCCCTTTTTCAACTAATGCGGGGCCAGTCTCTTTTACAAACCCTCCGGTGTGATACACATAAATTTGATTAGTATTTGAATCCCATCTAGTATCTCTACCAATAGCATCCATAAATTCTCTTACGCTAACAAAAGCTCTATCGCCTTCTATTTTGATAGGTGACAAACGCCTACCATTAACTATTACCTGCCATGTATCTGGATCCCAATCTACAGGAGTTCCAGTTAAATTACCTAGTGCTCTTGCCCACATTATTGCTTTGTCGCCATACATTTCGTATTGGCCTGGATAAATTATCCATCTAGGTGATTGTGCTTCATTAATCTGATTATAAACTTCTTCTGCCCCGCGTTGCTGATATTCAGTTATACCTCCTTGAACAGTATCTAAAATGTTTCTAGCTCTACTCCAATCTCCGCTTTCTATGCCTTGTATCATTGCTTCAGCCAATTGTTTACCTATCTCAAACCATCGTTCTTCATGAGATGCCATGTTAGCTAGAATTTCAAGCATCTCATTGTTTACAATTTCTCTCATCTGTTTGTAATTCTTTTCTAACTCTTTCCGTTGTTTCTCATAGCTTTCTCTAGCTTGTTCTAACTGCTTTTGTAATCCTTCTTTCTGAATCTCAGCTTGTTGTTTTATATTTTCAATTTGGTCTTGCAGTCTTTTCCGTTGATCTTCACGTTCCCATTCTGCCTGTTGCTCTGCCCATCTTCTATTTTCTTCATCAATCTGCTTATCAATATCTTGAATAGCTTTTTGATGTTTAACACCAGTCCTTAACTCATGATACCTGCGTTCTTCCATTAATTCAGCTAATTTTCGCTCGTGTTCTTCTCTTGCTTTCACACGCTTATCAGATTCTTCTTCCTCATTAAGGGCATCCAAAACTTTTTGTATAGCATCTATTTGCTCTTTTGCACTTTGTTCTATAGCATCTATCTGTTTTTGAATGTTATCCTCATATTCTTTCTGTTTTTCTTCTAATGTTTGCAAGTGTTCATCATAATATTTTTCAACTTTATCAAATTCCTTTTGCATTATTTCACTGTAAGTCTTAGCCATATTTTCATACAATGTTTCATATTGTTTACTATCCCACTGCCTAATAGTGGCAAGTCTTTTATACACTTCAAGTTGAGATTCTAAACTTAATTTTTGTTGCTTTATAGCAGTCTCTATTTTATTAGATGTAGTTTCAAAGATAAAGGCATTTAATTCTTCCTTAGCTTTCCTGATTTGGACATACATATCAAACCAGGCTTGATTATTACTGGACATTTCATTGGATAATTCTGCCAGCTTATCTTTAACTTCTTTTATTGCTTGAGCAGTTTCATACATAGCATCTACATTGCTTGTGCTGACAGCCTTATTGTATTTATCTTCGGCTATACTTAACATTTGCAAGTAATATGAATACTGCTCATTCAAGGAAGCATTAACTGCTTCCAATCTCTGTTGTTCTACTGTATAAGCTCTTACACGTTCATTGACAAGGTAAGCCAGTCTAGCATAATTTTCACGACTAATATTACCAGCATCAATTTTGTCTTTTAAGGCTTCTTCATGCTTAGACAGTTCTTCAATATAATTTTTAGTATTTTGTAGTGCATCGTTAAGATTGTAATAATTAACCAATACATTTGCTGGAACAGACTTCTCTAAAGCATCACGAAAACTATCTATCCACTTTTTAGCTTCTTTAGCTGCTTCCTTAGTTGTTTCAGGATACCCCACATACCCTCTACCAGGAGTAGAAGGTGGCACTAAAGTACTATTCAAAGAATCTCGCAGACTTTGTAATTCTTCTCTAGCCTGTCTTAATTTATCTTCTTCTGCTTTAATAGCTCTGGCAACTTCAGCAGGATCTGGACTGAAACCTTCAGGAGAAGGTTCAAAATGAGTTCCTGGTGGATCCATTCTAATATACCAATTTCTAATTCTCGAAAGAATTTCTCTTAAAAACGGGGGGCTTTTAGCCTCAGTTTCTGCTTCAAGTTTAGCAGTTCCAGTAAGCCCTGATAAATACTGTTGCCAAGCTTTTAATGCTGCTATTCTTCCTTCAATTTCTTTTATACTGGTATTTTTTGCCTCGATTTGAAGGTTGTAATACCATTTTATTAATTCTCTGATACTTTGTATCTTTTGGTCAGTAGCATTTAAAATTATATCTTTGGCTTTATTTGTATCTAAGGCTTCTTTTAAGTTCTGAACTCCAACTTCTTTTGCAATTTCAGTAAGCTGTTTATCCACCAGAATAAGGTCTTTTTTTGCTTTTTCAGCCTGTTCAGCACTTAATTTTCCTGCTGAAAGTGAGCTTACCAATTTATTTCTATAATTAATTAATTCAGGTAATGATTTTCTTTGAGTTTCTAAATGACTAAGTTCTTTAGTAAGTGTATTGATTTCTTGAGCATATTTACCTGCAATGTCTGTTTCGTTTAATTTTTGGCTTGCACTTGCTAACTGTTCTAACTGTTGACGATTAAAAGCAATTGCTTTTCCTTGTTCATCATATTGAGTAATTAATTGAGGTAAGTTTTCAGCTACTTCCTGCACTAATTGTTTATATCTGGAAGTTGCTTCAATGTTGTCTCCATAAACTTTTTGTAGAATCTCTAACTCTTTATAAACTCCTGCTGCTGCATCAGCTTGTTCATCTAATGCTTTTTTATGTTGTTTCCATGTATTATATATTGAAGGAGCAGTCGCAAGAATACCAGTTACAATAAGCCCTTGCCAACCGCCTAATAAAGCAAACAAACTTTTAGCGGCGTTACCAACTAAACCAAAAGCACCTGCTAACCTACTTATCTTAGTTGCTGAAGCAACTGAAGATTCTCCAATTTGAGTAATAGCTTTTCCTGTTGCATCTAATAAAACTGCCATTGCAGCAGCATCAGTTACAGATTTAGAAACTGATTCGGTTATATTAGTAGCTTTGCTTCCAGCAGTTGCCCTGGCAAGTGTTGATCTTGTAAGTTCAAATGTTTTCAATAACAGAAATGCTGTAGTTAAATGTGTTATTACAGTTTTAACAGCAGGAGGTAATGAATTAAAGAAGTTAACTACATCTTTACCTAAATCTACTGTTTCTTTGAGAAAATCAAGTAATCCGCTATCACCTATCGCTACAGCTAATTCTACGAAAGCTGCTTTTAATTGAGCAACTTTCTTTTCCAATGTTTCCATTGTTCTGGCATTTTCTTTCATTGAATAGCCATGAGCAGTTTCCATCGTTAACAATACTTGATCAACTTTAGCCCAATTCTGAAGCAAAGCAACCAAGTAATTTCTACGATAAATTCCTGCGGCAGCCTGGCTAATATCGCGCCGTTGTAAATCATTAAATTCTTTTTGTAAACCTACTATATCAGCTAATTCTTCTGAATAAAGTCCTGCTTCTTCTGCTGCATCAACAAATATATCTTTACTAGCCTCACTCATTGAATCCCATTTTGCAGCTATATCAGTAAAAATATCTTTTACATTACGGAATTTAGTCATTGTAGCATCTGTAAATACTGCTATACCTTCTTTTGCAAATGCTTCCAATGACTTTGGCCTTTGTATAAAGGATAAAATACTATTAAGTGCATTACCAACTTCTTTTCCAGTTCTTCCTGTAGCTTCTCGCATTACAGTTAAAATAGCTATTGTATCTTCTATACTCAATCCCAGTATTTTAGCAGCACCAGAAGAACGAAGCAACCCATCTACTAAATCCTGAGAAGTCACAGTATAATCATCTGCAACTTTATTAATTTTATCTAATAAATCAGGTAATTGTGCTGCTGTCATACCCCACTGGCTCATAATACCTATAAGACCTTCAGTTGAATAACGGGCATCTAATTCTGCTGTATTTAAGGCCATTAGAGAAGTCTCTGTTAGCTTAAGAGTATCTGCAATATTATAACCTGCTTGTGCCCATCTTAAAGCTATATCCTGGACATCTTTCCATGACATACCATATTGATAAGCAAGATCAATTAATTTATCTCGCATGGCAGTAAAATTTCCCGCAACTTCATTAGAAACACGGGAAATTTGTACCATACCACTCTCAACATCTTGAATTGTTGCAGTTGCTTGTCTAATTGCTTCGATACTTCCAAAGAAACCTGTTCCCGCAATAAACCAGCCAAAACGTCTTTCTAAGAAAGATTCAGGCCCCAAAGCTTTACGTTGTTCTACTTCTAATTGTTTTTGTGCAATAGCAGCTTGTCTTGCTCTTTCAATTTCCAATTGCTTTTCTTTAACTTTTAATCCTAAATTACGTTCTAAATTAGCTGTTTCAGTTTGGATAATATTTAACCGTTTTAAAGCCTCTTTATATTGATCAACATCAGCCTGAGATATTTTCTTTTTAACAGCAAACTGTTGTTGCAAAGTAGCAAGTTCATTTTGCAAACTAGCTATTTTTGTGGCTTCAGGAATAGTTTCTAAACCATATTTAACTAGATTACGTTGTGCAGTAAGTAATTTACTCTGTAATTGTTCTATTGTAGCAGGAGCTTCACTAATAGAACGGGAAAGAGCAGTAAGCATCCTGTTTTCAGGAGTTCCTATTTCACGGCTTACTTTGCGTAATCTATCATAATATTCAGTCTCTTGCTTAACTATATCAAGCTCATAATTAGCTCTTACCAAGCGTTTTTCTAGTGTTTTTAATCTAGCCAAATCATTTTTAGATAGTTCTTCACCTAAAGCCAGTTGTTCTTGCAGACCTCTTATTTGTGCTAAATTAGCTTCTGCCATCTTAGGCAGTACGCCTAATTGTTCGCCTTTAGCCAGGAGTGCAGTATAACCTCTTTCAAGTCGTAGGAGGGTATCTTGAATATCCTTATTAACAGATTTAGTTGCTTGAGATAACTCCTTAGTAATCTTATCACTGTCAATTTTAATGCCTTGTATGCGTACATTAAAGCTTTTTTGTAAAACTTTAGCAGTATCATTTACTGTGTTTTGTAGTTCTTTAAATTGTTTATCCAAAGATTTAACTTTGTTTTCCAAAGCATTTATGCTTTCAAGCGTTTTACTAAAATCTACTACAATTGATCCAACTATTTTAGCAACTGAAGAATTATTTTCTGCCATCATCTACCCTCCTTTATCTCACCAGATAATATCCCGCACATCCTAGCCAATTCCGATATAGTAGGTTGTCTGCCAGGATTTACAGGTTCTTCTTCCTCTGTTCCAAATAGAGGTAACCCAACTTTTATGTTTATGTGCTTACCAAGCCTGCTTAAAATGGCATTGATCTGTTTTATAGTTCTCTTACCTATTTCATCGTAAGAAAGATTGGTATGGGCAAGGAGCGTTGTATAAATTTCAGCCCAATCCGGCTCCTCGCCCATTTCTTTTTTATTTTTCGGATGGGCCAACGTCAGCCCGATAGATCAGCCAATTTTTCAAGGAGCTTTCGTAAAGTTACAAGATTAATACCATCCTGTTTTAAATCTTCCAAACTTAATTCTTTACCATCACTGTCTCTAACACAAGCCCTTATCCATTTATCTAATTTCGCTTCACGTTCTCCACCATCTAAATTAATTATTTGAGGGCCAATTGAAATCATATCATTTCTAAATTCAGCCCATTGAATTAAAGTAAATGGAATTATTTTATATTTTTTACCTGTATAACTGTCAACAAATTCTTCTCCAATACCAGCCATAGTAGCCAAAGATACAGGTTCTTTGTTCTTATCAGCCATAAAACTCTAAAAACCCTCCTTATGCAGTTGCGTACTTAAAGTCAACTGCTTTCATGCCGTGTCGCGGTTTCAGTACCCTAAGAGTAAATTCCCATGCTTGAGGATCTTTCTGCAGAGCTGGTGTATTTATATCGCCTTCACCTTTACATTTATCAATAATAATATTAGCGTTATACTGCCCTACCTGAGACTCATCAGTAGCTTTAACTGAAATTATTACATGTAAAGCAGGACGGATTACACTTTCAGGAATACCAAATGATGTTACGTTAGTAGCGCTATATTCATAAGTAATTAATACTTCTTTTCCAGCATCGGCACTATGGAAAGTTATAGTACTTCCACTCACATAGTATTGACCCGCAGCAGTAAGAGATGTTGCATCTGCAACCTGGGTAAGCAACTTGCCATCAGTATAAGCAACTATTATAGTACCTCCGGTTACTGGAGTATGGGCAAGAGTTACTTCATATGGAGAAGCTGAAGGTACTATTGCTCCTTCTTCTACTGCCCATAAAGTGTCATTTGCTGCTTCTGTTACATTAGTACCAATTAAAGCGGCATATAGGTTAGGTTGAAAGCTAGACATACTAACTCGCAATGTAGCATTAATACCAGTATCAAAAATACCTAATGGCCATTGAGAATTGCCATCCTGCAATTCCGAAGTAGCATAGTTAACACCAGGCGTAATAGACTGAACAGTACCAACAGCAGTTACCGCATTTGCAAAGTCTAAAGTACCATCACTAGAATATTTAACCAGAGTGATATTACCTGCTTGTGGAAAGATAATAGGTTTCATTTAACATGCCTCCTTTAAACAACTTCATAAAATGAAAACCTCATGCTTGCACAAAAGAAATTAGGAGCTGTGGCGAGCTCCCCAAGCATTGAATCATAATAAAAAATCCAACCATCGGATTGGAACTTGTGTACTAAGGCATTAACACGTTTTAATATTCGATAAGCCATATAAAATTCATCGTAAGGAACGTGACAATCAATTTCTAATACCTGTTCTGACACTAAAATATTATTAGTTTTACGTGATGGTCTGAAGAATATATTTAATCTGCGTATACTACCAGCCAAATCTTCATACTTGCTTGTACGTAAAATTTGTCTGGCCTTTGCAGCATTATCATTAACCGCTATTCCCAATAAATTTAATAATTCAGTATCATTTGATAAACGTTTCCATACTGTTGTTAACACTTTTTCAGGGTCAAACATCTCCCACCCCCTCCCTTATTTATCAGGTACAAAATAATCAAGCCAGGGAAAGGTGACGATTACATTACTTAATATCTTTTGTATTCTTCCTGCCCCAATCCATCTGATAGCATCTCGTAAAGCATGTGATGGATATTGTGGTAAAAACGATTGAGGCAGTTTTCCTTGTTCTGCAAGCGCTTCCAAGTTAACTCCTGCCAGTCTACCACTACTTTCTCTTTTGTTTCCAAAAAAATCAATATAGCTACCTTTCGGTCTACCTCTTACTGCTAAGTCATTTGTATCACGCAAAGGATTCCAAAAATCGCTGTTAATATAATCATCTAATGCAGGATTATCTCTATCCATTAGAGAGCCTTTACCGAATTCATCTAACACACTCCAAGCATTACCAATTATTTCACCTGTAAGAATACTAGCTACCTTCTTTATTTCTTCTTTGTTTAACCCTTTAGCCCCTCTTGGAGTTTTCATTTTTGTTTGAGCGTCTTTTAAAGCTTCTTCTTGTAAATTTAGTAAAGCCTCATACAGCTTTTTTTCTAAAGCAACCTTTGCAGCTATACTATCAAATTTAAACACTAAGCTACTACCTCACTACATTGAAGTTCGGTTACACCACCAAGAAACAAAATATTAGCTGCTTCAACTCGAATATTCCTACCACTAAACCTTAGTTTATCACCTGTTTTAACTCCATAACTGGAAGGTATTTGAAATAACCAAATAGAATTAGGTAACAATCCTGGTTGCTGTTGCCTTAAGGTAGCAGTTATAATCGTACCATAAGCAGGGATTGTAGCTACTACTATCGGAGTTTTAATAATATAACCGTTGTCATCAACAGTTTCTTGTTCTTGTATTAATTCAAGCTGAGAATTTGTTTTTACACCGTACCATAATAGCTCACCTTGAGGATTAGGTAAAACTGTTTGAGTTAAAAAGTTTAAGCCATTGATTGTTATAATTTCTCCACTAGTAAGGTTGCTATCTGCAAGTACTATACCTTCCCAATAAGACTCTCTCGCACTCTCATCTCTCATTGCTTTTGTAGTAAGTTTCATACTTACTCTACTGTTAATAGGAGGATTACGTTGAATTGTGCATATCTGCCCCCTTCGCAATAAAAACCGCCGAATATTATCCATTTGCCCCACCTCTATCTGCTAGGGCCACCAAGAATAAAATGACCAAAAGTAAAATCAGGAATTAGTAAACTACCCAGGTAAACCTCACCTTCTGTTGTAAACATTTCTTGTAGCTTTTGCCAGTCTATATTCATTTCAAATTTACCGCCTGCTCCATCTTCCCTAACAGGTATTCTGGTAGGCATAGTGTTACAAAGGTTGCCTGCAACAAAAGCTACAACAGCATTTTCTAATATTTGCTTATCACTGGTATTCAAATCAGAATAATTAGGAACCCGTTTGACTATCCAACTTTCTACGTTAGCAACTGCTTCATCAATTATTTCATTTGGTAAATCACTTTCCAGAACGCCTAGTTTGTTTCTTATCCTTGTCAAGTAAGTTGTCGGATTTAATATCAGAGGCATCTTTAACTACCTCCAGTATACCTTCCCGCAATTTCCGGTTTATAAAATCGGTGAGGGGAACAGCGTCAAGCGCCTTCCCCTCACGATCAAACATTCCTGCGCTATCAATCGTGATACCCGCTTCTAAATCCCAGACAACTACATTGCGAGTAACTTTAACCTTAATTTTATCCAATTAAATCACCTTAAGCGTTAAGAGTAAGAATCTTACGGGCATCAGGCAGGAGAACACCAAAACCGGAAACTTCGGAAATCGCAATTTCATTCCACTGGCTAGAAATAAGTTTTTGAGTTTCAACAATATCAGAACCAACTTCAGTAACCATTTCCAGCGCATACCTACGATCAATGCCTACCAGTTTACCAGCCGGAGCATTGGCAACATAGACAACATCGTAATTGCTGAACAACGGCTGCGCCAGATTAGCACCAGAAGAAGTGCCGCCAGCACGCAGTTGTTCAATCAGTTTCAACGGGTCAACATTAGGCGGCTGCATGGTAAGCAGTTCAATTGTTTCACCTTCACCAGCAATAACAGTATTAAGTTGGTAAGGATAGAATTTAATCAGATAAGCAAGCCACCCCTTGTAGCTTAAGGGATCAGCAGCAACGCCACCTTGCAGGGCAGTCTTATCGTAATTGATAGCAGCATTATTATTGCCGTCACCATTGACGATTACGTTCAAAGCTTCTTCGGCCTTGTCGATATTAGCCTGCTGCATAATTCGCTTAACATGGATACCAAGCAAGTCAACACGCATACGCCGCGCAGCTTCATAAGTGATCTGTAGCCTACGGCCATATTTATACAGGCGGATAGCATTTTCCTGTCCTACTAATTTAGAAACAGGCAAATCAGCACCCTGGGCAACTCGTTTCTTTTGAGCAGCTTCAGGTTGATCATCTACATAGAAAGTACGATAAGCATCGCTATCAATAGGAGTAGTAACAGCTACTAGATATTTCAAAATATCATCAGCCATAATAGCTTCCCTGGCCACCCTATTAATAAATTCAGGGAATAGTACGGCAGATTCTTGAGTCTGATAGAACGCTTCAACCTTAGAAGCAACAATACCTTTGCTCAAATCGGTTTTAGGAATAATACCAAAACGCTTCAGCTGACGTTCAAATGCGTCAAGCTTCTCATTAGGGCCATATTC